AAGCGCTGCTGTGCGTGGGTAGCCCTGTTCATACAATTCGTTGGCTTGCGCCACGTAACTTGTAAGAACACCGGGTTCGGGACGATCACGCCAGGGTGTCTTTATACGACACGGAGTGACATCGACGCCATGAAAGGCGTCCATGCCACACGATTCTCTAAAGAACCCACTGGTGAACGACTTGTCAGCGTTGACCTTTAGGCCAATACGCTCAAGTCGAGCTATCGCGTCTACGGCTTGCGCCGTTGGGACGATAACATCATCGCCATACACGAATGTAGCATCGCTGCTACACGCGTAGGTGAACCCATCCTCACAAGTCAGTGCAGCCCAGATTGTGAGCGCCATTACGGGAAAGCACAAAGCTGACCCCATAGGCGCAAACTTTCCAAGTTTGACAACTGACTTATCAGGAAGGGTGGTCGCTAATGACCGTGAGGCATACAGCGCGTCCACTAAAGGACGCGGGAATATGCGCTCAACTAGAGCCATAGAAACACGATCGCTTGCCTCCTTGAGGTCAAGTGTCGCGATTCCGCCAGTGATTGACCCGCTTCGGGCCAGTTCCTGGTTTATGGCTTGATCGGTGAAGTTTATCATACCCTTGGTTAAGGGATGATTTTCAATGAACTTCACCAGCTCCTTCATAATGCCTTGCTGAATCCACTGGTTTTCCAGTGGCTCGCAGGATATGAGACGGGGCCCGCGTGAATCCTTCGGGACCAAGATTACCTTGGCCGGAGGATCTGCAACGAGCAGGTGATGCAATGGATTCGCACCACCTTCAGCCACCTGATTCATGTTGACCATAAAATACTGGTCATACGGGAATACTTGGTGGAGCCTAGGGTTAAGACGTACAAATGAGTACTTCTTCTCTAGGGTTTCCTTAGTGGAAACAGCGCCAGGCCCATGTTTGGGCCTGATATTGTCTAGGTCAAGCGTGCACAACAGTTTGTGTAGTTGCTTGCGCATGCCTAGGATCTGCATGTCCCTAACGTATGATTCAAACACGAGGCTAGCTGCCCCGTGGTCTAATGAATCATTCAAGTAGTTAGGGTCTAAACGCAGAATGCGCCGAAGATGTTTCAGCGAATGCCCGTCAACTACCTCTCGGTAATTGGCGTGTATTCGAGATTCAATCTCGGTGACAGATGCGCATTGTCCCCCATCGTGCACCCCGTTAGGGTGTATAAGATGAGGACTAACGGAGCTAGGTACGAGACTAGTTTCTTCCAGAATCGAATTGAAGTGTTGAACTTCTTTTTCGGCTTGGATGAAGCTGTCAAGGACTGACTGTTCTGTAGTAGGGTCATATGGTAGTTCAAGTTTGTAGTATACAAACAGGATCTGTCGTAGCGACTTTACGCTAGTAGTACATGGGTCCCGAAGGACCATGCCAGACGAAGCATTGAACACTCTTTTGAACAGCTCACCCAAAAAGATGGGCAGCTGTGTCCCC